CGGGGTCGGTTGGTGGCCTAACGACATTCCGTTTGACGCACGTGATCTAGTGACTGTCATTAAAGTGCTTAACGAGCAGAACAAACGGAGATGATGTGAATGAAGTATCGGCAAAGATTGAGGTCGTCGGGCTTAAAGAAGCCTTGAAGACGCTTAACAAGATTGACAAATCTTTGCGCCGTGAAATCACAAAAGATTACAAGAAGATTGTTCAACCTGTTATTGACGATGCCAACGCGCTTGTTCCTACTGGCGTTCCCCTGTCTGGTATGGCGCGCAACTGGTCAACTAAATCGGGTTTCAAGATGTTGCCGTGGATACCTGGCATGAAGCAGAAGATTGCTGCCAAGATCAACACTCGAAATATCAAGGAATACGGCGGAAACAAAAGCAATGTGGGCACGTTCCTTATTCAATGGCAGGGCGCGACTGGCACCATGTTTGACACGTCAAAAGAAGGTGCATTGGGCCGTCAACTAACTGCACGTTATGGAGAGCGTTCGCGAGTAATGTGGAAAGCGTACGTGCAACGCGAAAATGATGTCATGTCCGAGATGGGTCAATTAGTTAAGCGCGTCATGGACGAAGCAAACAGAGAGACCGCGTAATGGCAATTAACATCCCGATCATCAGCGAGTTTGACGGCAAGGGCGTATCTAAGGCCATCAAGCAATTTAAGCAACTTGAGACCACAGGTGAGAAAGCCCAGTTTGCTATCAAGAAGGCTGCCGTTCCTGCAGCTGCCGCGCTCGCTGGTTTGGCTGTTGCTTTGGGCGATGCCACACGCGCTGCCATGGAAGACCAGCAAGAGCAGGCCGCGTTAGCGCTTACCTTGCAAAATGTGACCGGCGCTGGCGCCGCACAAACCGCACAGGTAGAAAAACAGATCAGCGCGATGAGTCGAGCGTCTGGCGTTGCTGACACCGAGTATCGCAAAGCATTGGAAGCACTTGTGCGCGGTACAAAAGATGTTGGCATTGCCATGAACGACATGAACCTTGTCATGGACATCAGCACCGCCACCGGCATGGATTCTGCCAGCGTCGCTGACGCATTGGCTAAGGCTTACCAAGGCAACTTTAAGGCGCTCCGATCTTTGAGCCCAGAAATGTCAACCATGATTAAAGAAGGCGCAAGCCTTAACGAAGTCATGGACGTGCTAGGCGGAACCTTTGGCGGTGCTACAGCCAAGAACGCTGAAACCGCTGCAGGAAAAATGGCAATCCTTAAGAACTCCATTGGTGAAACTAAAGAGTCAATTGGTGCAGCGCTGTTGCCTGTGCTCGAGGCTGTGCTACCCGTGCTAAACAAGTTTGCAATGTGGGCTCAAGACAACCCCAAAGCATTCTTGGCTATTGCTGCCGCTATCGGAGCAGTCGCCGCCGCAATCGTTGTCACTAACATTGCTATGGCACTTAACCCATTCAGCCTGATCGCTGCAGGTATCGCATTGCTGGTAGTTGCGCTGGTTACTGCATACAACAAGTTTGAGTGGTTCCGTGACGGCATCAACGCAATTGTCAATACCGTAATCGGGTTCTTTGCTGGCATGGTCAACGCCGCGATCGGCGCGGTTAACGCAATCATTAGCGCATACAACTCAATCCCGTTGCTACCAGACATTCCAAAAGCACCTACAGTCCCTGTGCCACAACTTGGCGGTCAAGCCCCGTCGGCTGTCGTTGCTAAGAAGATTCCACGTTTAGCTGAGGGTGGAATTGTCAGCTCCCCTACTCTTGCCCTGATTGGTGAAGCAGGACCAGAAGCCGTTGTGCCGTTAGATCGAATGAATACAGGCGGGGGAGTGACCGTCAACGTCACAGGCGGGCTTGCGACTAGCGCAGAAATTGGTCAAGCCGTGGTCAACGCATTGCGCGCCTACTCACGGAGTGCAGGGCCGTTGGCTCTGAACATTGCCTAATGCCAGGCGTCGCCGTTGTTGATTCAGGCAACTATGACCTGCAGATTGCCACAGGGTTTCAAGTTGACGCATTTGTTTTAGATGACGCGCTCAAAGGCGTTTTAGATAACACTTCATACGTGTTGGACGGCACGACTGAGTTCGCCAGCGTCATGGACTCAACTGTCAGCATCACAGCGAAGCGCGGCAGACGCGACATAGGCGACACGTTTAGCGCCGGCACGATGACGTTCACTATTCAAGACGTGGACGGCATCTTCAACCCGTTTGACGAAAATAGCCCGTATTACGACACGGCCGAGGCAAAGCCTGGATTAGCGCCAATGCGTCAAGTTCGCCTTATTCGATACAGCTCTACTGATGTCCCTGAATTGCTGTACTCGGGCTATGTGGTGAACTACGACTACAACTTTGCGCTCGGCGGTCTTGACACCGTGACCGTGTATTGCGCTGACCAGTTTTATTTGCTATCACAAACCTATTTGGACGAGTTCAACCCAGTAGCGGAAACATCAGGTGCGCGCATAGAAACTGTGCTTGATCTACCAGAAGTCAACTTTCCAGCCTTAGCGCGCGACATCTCAACTGGCACCGTCAACCTTGGCCATGCCGCTGTATACACCGTGCCGGCAGGAACGAACGTGCTGCAATACATTGCCCAGATCAACGACACCGCCGAGTTCGGTCGCCTGTTTATGTCACGTGAAGGCGTGCTTACATTCCAAGACCGCATCGGCAATACGCTGTCGGCATCGGTTGCTGACTTCCACGATGACGGCACTAACTACAAGTACAACGGCGTGGGCATCTCATTTGAGGCTGACGCCGTAGTCAACCGCGTAGTCGTAACAGGCCTAAACGGCAACACGGCAACAGCCACCGACGCAGGCTCAATCTCCACCTACTTTATTCAGACCGACAGCATCACCAACAGCTTGCTACACGTGCAGGGAGAAATTGACACCGCTGCGTCCTACTTGCTAAACCCTGAACCCGAGGCACGGTACACAAGCGTAGAAACTGCGTTCCTAATGTTGACTACAGCCCAAAAGGACACCCTCGCAACCCTAGAAATAGGCGACACCATCACCGTAGAAAAGACATTCCCAAGCGGTGCCGGCACAACCGAGTTAGCACAAGAGCTGTCCGTTGAAGGCATTGAGCATTATTTGGACTTCAGCACAGGCCACAGGGTGCTGTACTCAACCGCGCCAACAACCATTGTTTACGAGTTGATATTGGATGACGCGGTGTATGGCACACTCGACGCAGAGAATGTTTTAGGATAAGGAGCACTTATGGGAGCAAACGCACAAATTGAGGTTCCAGCCTTTACCGCTGGACAGGTTCTTACAGCTGCGGAGATGACGCAGATCAACACAGGCATACCAGTTTTCGCCACAACCGTGACGCGTGATGCAGCGTTCGGCGGTGCTGGCGAAAAGGTGCTCGCCGAGGGTCAAATGGCTTACATTGAAGCAACGAACGCGACGCAATACTATGACGGCGCAGCATGGCAGGCGGTGGGTGCTAGTGGCTTGGTGCGTGTTGGTGGCGGAACTTTGTCGGGTGCAAGCACCACCTTTAGTTCGGTTTTTAGTGCAACATATCAGGCTTATCTTGTGACATTTACAAATGTTCTTGCGACTGTTGGCGATGATTTTAATTTGCAATTAGGCGCAACTACTACAGGATATTATTTCGGTGGTGCGGGAGTACCGCCAAGTGGTTCAGGCGCAAACATTCAGGGTAGTAATGTTTCGGGTTTTCGTGTGTCTACCGCGGGATCAACAAAATATACGGGTGGCAATCTTTGGTTGTGGAATCCGTTTTTGAGTGTTGAAACGACATATCAGACGGTGCGAGTCAATCCGGATACCACAGGAAACATGGCAGCAATTCAAGGATTTCTAAATAATCAAACTAGTTACACAGCCTTTACGATGACTATGGCTTCAGGTAGTTTTACTTCAGGCACAGTAAACATTTACGGATTGGCGCTTTCATGACAACTCAAATAAGAATCATTGAAGGCGAAACAGTAATTGATCGTGACATGAATGATGAGGAATTGGCTGTTTATAAAGCCATACAAAAAGATATAAAGGCACAAACACAAGCGGACGCAAACCGACAAGCGCTTAAAGAAGCAACACTTGCCAAACTGGGGCTTACTGCCGACGAAGTAGCCGCGCTTCTGTCCTGATGCGATGGCGTTACCTCATCGGCTACGTCGCACTCATTGCAGTCGTCTTGTGGGGTTGCGCGGGATGTGGTTATGACGGGTCATATCGCTACCCATGCCAAGACCCAGCCAACTGGCAAAAACCTGAATGCGAACCACCGATCTGCAACCCATCTGGAACATGCACACGGGATTTGATTTATGAGACCACGCCTTAAACCCGAAGAGCTTCACGCTCGACTAATCGTTGTTGTCGGAATCATCCTTGCCAGCGTGTTTGCCATCACCGTGCTTGGCTTTGTTTATGCGCTCATGTTTGTGACCCAGCCAATAGGCCACCAAAGCCCTAACGACTCCGCATTCATAGACCTGCTCTCAACCCTGACCGTATTTATGACCGGCACGTTGTCAGGCTTAGTGGCCTCAAACGGACTAAAGTCAAAAGCAAAAGAAGGAGCCAAAGATGTTGAAGCCTAAAGACAAAGCCCTACTTGCCTCATACGGTCGCTCGGTCATCGCAGCGGTCATTGCGGTTTACTCAACAGGCAACACAGACCCAGCCGATCTAGGCAAAGCAGCGCTCGCCGCGCTTGTGCCAGTTCTCATCCGATATGTGAACCCTAAAGACCTGGCATTTGGTCGTGGCAATAGCCAAAGCTAAAGCAGGCGTGCCTAACGCACGCGATTACATAGGCAACGCGGACGGTGCATCACCAGCGCCACGTGCCGGCATGAACGAATGGATAAAGCAAGCAATTGCAGCGTCTGATAATGCGCTTTGGAATAACGGGTCTTGGGGTCAACGTGACATGCGCGGCAAACCAGGCTCATTGAGTGTGCACGCAACTGGCAGAGCTGTTGATCTGTCGTATCGCAAAAGCGAAAAGAACCCAAAAGCAGGACGCAAAGAAGCGCTGATCTTTATTGACAAACTTGTTGCCAACGCCAACGATCTTGGCCTGCAATGTATTTTGGATTACTTCCCAGAACCACAAGGTCGAGCATGGCGTTGCGATCGGTACGCATGGCTCAAGTACGACAAACCAACAATCCACGGTGCACCAGGTGGCGACTGGTTCCACATCGAGATCACACCACAGGCCGCCGACTCGGTGATATGGGTAAAAGCCGCATTCTTAAAGGTGTTCGGGGAAATCCCACCCAAGGCTTGACCTATCCCCTAAGGTCGAATTACCGACAAAAGGACAGGCGATGACTGAACCACAGATATTTGACTACAGCGTCTATATAGGCGTGATGGATAACGGTCAAGAAATTCTGGTGCAAATCTTCACAGACCCCGACTCGGGAAAATACTTACAAGGACAAATCGCATTCAGATCGCACGCTTCATCTTGGGGCGTGCCCATACCTTTGGAGAAAAGATGAACTATTTTGCAGAAAAAATCATTGGGCTAGTGCTTTGTACGGTCTTTGGCGTTACGGCGCTCACAGGGGCTCCTAGCGCGTCTAGCGACCCATCTGGAACCATCGCCCTAGCACCGTTAGACGTGCAGAATTACCTAATTGAGCCGACCACGACTACCAGCTCCACGATCTACATTGACCCCTACACGACCGCGTGTGAGCAGTTCAGCGCGCTTGCCATCAATCTTGGCTGGCCTGCAGATCAACGCACCGTGCTCGAATCTGTTATGTGGCGTGAATCAAATTGCACACCAAACGCATACAACAGCAAAGACCCAAACGGCGGGTCGCGTGGACTCATGCAGATCAACGGATTCTGGACACCATGGCTCACCGAGCGCGGAATTATTACCCAGGCAGAAAACCTGTTACAGGCTGATGTTAATTTGCGCGCAGCGTTAGCAATTTACAATTACGGCGTTGACAAACACGGTTACGGCTGGGGCCCATGGAGTGCAACAAAATGAGTGAAGGTGTGGCATGGAATCAAGGCGAACTATCAGAAGAAACCCGACGAATGGTAATGGAGCAAATGATGACAACAAAACACGACATGGCAATCTTTAATTTGATTAACGAAATTGCAGACATAAGCACTAATCCCCACGCAAGCATCATTCAGCGTCTTAAAGGCATGAAAAACTCGCTGTCATTAGAAGACCCAATGCCATTGCACGATGTGACTACACTCGACTTAGCAATCAAAGCACTACAAGCACATTCCTAACCGACAAGGAGATTCCGACAATGAAAACCTGCACGATCTGCAAAGAAACAATTGCCTACCCTGAAATAACAGGGAAGACACATTTCGTCTGTGATGGCCGTGTGCCGGCACGAAAAAACGCCCCATTCATTGAGGGCATGTTGGCATCGCAATCATCAGCTGATGCGCGCTGGACACGACCACAACAAAACGAGGTTGACGCTGCCATTGTGCACGTTGCGCGGACTAAAGGCTTCTTTACATCCGATGACATTTGGAAGCACCTGGGCGATCAGTTCCCAGTTACTAAGGGCATCGCTGGACGGCTCAACGCTGCCGCTCGACGTGGCATAATCCGCAATACAGGCGAACTGGCTTATGCAAACCGCGGTGGCGCGCATGACCATGCACAGCGCCTGTCTGTGTGGGCAGGCATCTGATGGGCTTTGACCTAAGCAACTACGAAACCGTAGAACAGCGTTTAGTTAGGTTTTGGGCTGCATATCCGAACGGGCGCGTCTATACGTCAATGATGAACTACACAGGCGATGCGTGCGTATTCTATGCAGAGCTGTACGCCGACAAAGAAGACAAAGTGCCAGTTGCTACGGGTTACGCAGAAGAAATCAAAAGCGACCGCGGTGTCAACGCAACATCATTTGTAGAAAATTGTGAAACCAGCGCCATTGGTCGCGCTATTGCCAACTGCCCGCTGCAGGCGCCTGCTAGTGGCCCTAGGCCGTCCCGCAATGAGATGCAAAAGGT